GCCCCAGTGTGCTGCAAAAGCTGTGCAACTATTTTTGCGTCAGCCAGGAAGCACTGCTGGGTGAGCAGCAGCCCGCCCAAAGCTTTTATGAGCACTATATTGCCATGTGCCGCAGCCGGGGGGTCAGCCCCTCCCGGGCGGCAGAGGATGCCGGCCTGAGCAAATCCGCCGTGTCCAAGTGGAAACGGGAGCCGGACACCGTTCCCTCCGGTGCTGTGCTGGCCAAGCTCTCCGCTTATTTCGGTGTACCCACCTCCCAGCTTTTGGGAGAGCCAACTGATCGGCCAGATCCCATGGGGGACGAAGCGGTGAAATTTGCCCTGTTCGGCGGACGGGATGACATCACCCCCGAAATGTACGAGGAAGTGCGCTCCTTTGCTCGGTTTGTCATGGAGCGGGAAGCACGAAAAAGACGCAATGACGACTAACAGAGGGCGCTGACCGCCTTTGGCCGTCAACATGGAAAGGATGGATTATGGTTTCGCTTCAATCTCTTTATACCCAGGCAGAAAAGCAGAATATTCCAATTCTCTTCTACCCTATGCCCGGGTGCGGCTCCATGTCCGTCCAGTTGCCGGGGGGCAGCTGCGCCATTGGAATGGATGTTGCTCCCCAGGCAGAGGCCGTAGAGCGGGAGCACCTGGGCCATGAGCTGGGTCACTGCATGACCGGCAGCTTCTATAATATCTATGCCGTGGCCGACCTACGGGAGCGCCAGGAGAATCGGGCAGACAAATGGGCCATCCGCCGCCTGATTCCGGTGGAGGCGCTGGACGATGCCATCGCCGCCGGGCATACAGAGCTGTGGGATTTGGCAGAGTTCTTCGGTGTCACCGAAGCATTTCTGAAAAAGGCACTGTGCCTGTACATCCATGGCAACCTCGCCACCAGCCAGTATATCGACTTCTGACCCCCGCCCCCGAACGGCACGAAGTGCCCTTGGCTCCCTCTCTGAGGGAGCTGCTGAGCGAACGCGAAGCTGAGGGAGTGTACCCCGTTGGTTGCTGCAAAACCGATGGCTTCCCCCGCACCCTGTAGGGGTCTCGCCAACCTGGCAAGCCGAGCGGCGTAGCCGCCTTGGCTCCCCTGAAAGGGTGTTGCAGAGCGCAGCGAAATCCCGCGAAATGCAGCGAAATCACCTCATACTCATATTCATTCTCATGCTCGTCCTCATGGCAGGGGTGCAGAATTTCCGGTCTTCCCGATTGACCACACCTGCATTTTCGAGTAGAATAACAAAGTAGAAAAGTAGAAAATACACCTCAGAAAGGATTGGTGACCCCTATGCATCCATGGCAAAATCTGCGCTCCCTCCTTCATGGCGAGGCGCAAGCGAAAACCGGCTTGGAGCAGGAATTGAACCGTGCTCCCATTATCAGCAAGCTTGCTGTTCCCGAAATCGCACCGAAAGCCCGTTCCCTGGCCGCCGACGGCATCGTGCTGCTGAAAAACGAAAATGGCACCCTTCCCATCAAGCCTGACACCCGTGTGGCCGTGTTTGGCCGCAGTGCCGTGAACTATTTCACCGTTGGCTACGGCAGCGGAGGTGACGTGGTTTCCCCCTACCGCCGCAACCTGATGGACGGACTGCTGGAGCATGGGGTGAAGGTGGATGGTCTGCTGGCTTCCAAGTATGAAACCTGGTGCAGCCTCCCCAAAAATGTGCCGGACGAGAGCGTCTGGGGGCAGTGGCCCATGTCCAATCCCGAAATGCCGCTGAAATCCAACGAGGTAGCCGCCGCCGCCCTGCGCTGCGACATGGCACTGGTGGTCATTGGCCGCGCCGCCGGTGAGGAGCGGGAGAACACCCTCAAGCCCGGCAGCTACTACCTGACCGAAAAGGAAACGGAATTGCTCGACCTGGTGGTGACCTTCTTCCACAAGGTCTGCCTGGTGCTTGACTGCGGCAACATCATCGACCTGAGCTGGACGCAGCGCTATGAGCAGAAGCTGGGAGCCATCGTCTTCGCCTGGCAGGGCGGCATGGAAAGCGGAACCGCCCTGGCCGATGTGCTCACCGGTACGGTTAATCCCAGCGGCAAGCTCACCGATACCATCGCCATCAATTATGAAGACTATCCCTCCAGCCAGAGCTTCGGCGGCCAGAACTTCAACGCCTACACCGAGGATATTTACGTTGGTTACCGCTATTTCGAGACCTTCGCCCCCGACCGGGTGCTTTACCCCTTCGGCTTCGGCCTGAGCTACACCCGCTTCCGCCTGAGCAGCCGAGCCGCCGTCAGCGGCAGCCAAATC